TCAACGGGATTTTTTTCCGCTTCAACGGGATTTTTTTCCGCTTCAACGGATTTGTAAACGGTTCCCCAATCTCTTAACATTTGCGACGGGGTAAAACAAACGTGGTTGTCAATCTTTATTATTTGAATCAATCCCAAATTTTCCAAATTCTTATAAAGCCGCCTTAACGTATCAACCTTATTTGGCAAAATTGGGCAATAAACAGATACGTTTTTATAGTCTGCCATGTAATACGGTTTCCCGGCGTATTGTATTGGATTTTGCGCCAACAAACCAAATAAACATGATGCCAAAATACTTTCAGTTGGATTTAAATCTAAAACTTTTGAACGTACTAAGTCCAATACCAAATAGCATCTTTCTTTCATTTTCTAAATTGATTATTTTTAAACTTTTATTTGTTTATCATCTTTATTCTATGTCCTTTATAGGACATATCATATTACAAAATAGTTACCATCTTGGCATTTCCAATTTGTGCACTTTGATGTGAATCTTAAATACTTTGTTTCGCAAATCGATATTAATTCGACAAAACCCATATCAGACAAAATTATAAGGTTCTTGTAAGCTCTTTTAGGGATAGAAAAAAGAAACGGGAAGTTATCAGACATTTCCTTTTCAGAATATTGATACCATACAACATTTCCTAATTTTATTGAATTGCTCCATGAAGTTAAAGTCATACATGCGGCAAGCGTAGTTGCTTGTACAATTGTTAAGCCATGTACAATGGCAAACTTTTGGTCTATAAATATATTGTATGTCATAGATTATAAAAAAAACCCGAGGTTTGGGCTACCACACACCAAACCAAGGGTTTCAAGCTAATTAGCAATATCGTATAAACGGTGGTAGTCGTTTGTTTATGCTGCAAAAATAGATGTTTTATTTGAATTATCAAACATTATTGGTTTAATTCTGCGATAAAGCCCTTAATATTTTGCTTTCTTATATGTCCTTTTAATGCCCTCCCCTCAGAGAATACTGTATAATAGCCTAATCTATTCCATGAAACTACGTTGTCAGTCCTATTTTCCAGATGTATATAGGTTCCACTCTTAGAATTTAAGTCATACAAAAACTGGAGTAACCTTATAGCTTCCTCCTTATCCCCAAGGTAAACAGTAATATACTTTTGATATATATTACTAGTTTTAAGCATAATGTAATAATGGTCTATACACCCATTCACCTTTGCAGCGCACAATTTCTGGTTCCCAAGGTCTGTTACTTTCAACGTTTCAACCTCTACTACAGTTTGGGCATACACGCTTACACACATTACTGATATCACTAAAAACAAAATAATTTTCTTCATTCTTCTATCAATTTTATTGGTTTAAATGCTTCTTTTACCGCAAACAAATTTCCCTCACTTTCGTTTGGAACAATCGTAACAACCGGATAACGAGAACGGTCGCCGGGCTTTTGAGAAACTGCAAATTGTACGTTCATATCAAAGATAATTCCTTTTACAAATCCCTTTTCTTGCAATATTGCGTCGAATGTATCACGGATATTGGGTATTGTTGACGCCGTACCCTTTGTCGTGAATTGCCATACCCCGCAAACTCCACGAACCAACGGAATAATAAAAGTTACGGTTAACGTTACAATCCATCCGTCGCCGCCATTCTTAACAGCCCGGTTTGGGTGTTTTTGCGCAACGCCTGCCATTAAATCGGGATAATCTTTTGTACTGTATTGTGCATATTGTTTCCCGTTCCATACAAAGAACGTTTCCCCGTCGCCGTATGCAACCAATTTACCCGCATCATCCCTATATTGATATTCTTCCCTGCATGACTTTTCCGGTTCATCATAAACAAATACTATTTGTATTGTTTGCGGTTTATCCCCGTATGCTTGATTAAATAGCCCTGCATATTTTCCGGTGCTTACAAAATAATCTATACTTTTAGGCAATCCCTTTTCATCTTTTATGCCAACTTTTATTTTCCCAATTATAGGTAATGATATTCTATTTATTGGTTCATTACGCATTATTCTACCTTTCATTTTGAGCCTCCTTTCTTCCAAATATATCCTCCGGCTGTGTGTCTTTTTCCTAATATTACTTTACTTATATTTTGCCTTTTTATTCCAGTAGCATTTTCAGCGTCTATTGCCCCATCGTACTCTGCAATATATTCCCCTTCAGAGGAATATTGTAAAACCTTCCTTTTTCTATTTTTGGAAATTCGTTCTTGCCTTGTCCCATATTTCAAATTGTATTCAATAGTACACCATTCAAGATTTTCCATTCTATTATTTAATGGATTTTCATCTTTATGATTAATGCAAGGCAAATTATTAATGTTAGGAATAAATGCTAATGCCACAAGTCTATGTACAAAAATTTTTTTTGCAACTCCATTAACATTTAATTCAACGTTATAATATCCCTTTACTATTCCTTGTTTTAATATTTTGCTTTTTGTTGATATAATAGTTTTTGAACAAATTGTATAAGGTCTTTCTAATGACCTTACATTACCATAGCTACTAACTTGATAATACCCATCATATCCGGGAATGTCTTTCCAAATTTCATTTTCCATAATTGCCAACTTTTAAGAACTGCCAACAAATTAGAAATGGGGATGGGCTGTTGGCTTACCCTTTCGGTCGGTAGCTACTCCGACCTATCCCCATTGCAAATATATAAATTATTTTTTACTTTTGCATCATCTTATCGCCCATGTTGGCGAAAAAGATACGGGGGCGGGCTTTCCGCCCCTTGCTTTTATATATCAATTTCAGTATTCAACAAATCTTTCTTTGTCACGGGTTCCGGCTTTTTAGGCTGTTTTTCTTCGATTTTAGCCACTTTTTCTTTTTTTGGTGTAATTGTACGTTTTGCGGTTTTCTTTTCCTTGACGGGCTTGTTTTCCGCCGTTTTTGCCGTTTTTCGTGTGGTTCTCTTTACGGTCTTGGTTTTCTTTTCCTCCGGTTCCGGTTGTGGTTCGGGTTCCGGGTCTTTCTTCAAATTCTCAACGGTAACGGCTTTTTCCGGTTCCGGCTTTTTCTTTTCCGCCTGGGCTTTGCTTTTAACAAGTTCCGTCAACGTCAGCGAAACAATATTGTTTGTCAAATCCGGTTCGTTATCCAATGATATTTCCCCGGAAACCGCCGTAAATGTATTATCCCGTTTTTCGTCCTCAATTGCTGCCAACTCCAAAAGATACGGGATTTTCTTTGCGTTCGGGCTGTCTGTTTGGTCTTTCAAATTGTACGTCGGTTTCTTTCGCCAATCTTTCGGGCTGAAATTGAAAACACGGTCAATCGGAATATCCGGGAAATTTTCGTTCCACATCATCGCATATAAATGCAACTGGATTTCCGCTTCTTCGTAAAATCCTTTGCGCCCGCTTTTGAAATCCACAATTGCGTTTATGTATTCTTTTGAACCGGGCTTTGATAACATCGTACACGGTAAATCAATCATTCCGGCGTAATTATGAACGGGGTGTACCAACGCAATTTCCACGGCTAACGGTTTAACGTCATAATCCAAAACAAATTGCGCAAATGCTAATATATCCTTTTTGAAATCATCAGCGTAATAAATGAAATCGGAGGGCAATTTGTTGTTATCAATATAATCTTTCAATTTGGCTTTCAATCCGTCCAAATCATAAACCCGGTTAATTATAAGTTCTTCAAATTGGGCGTGCATAAATGTACCATACGCCGCCCGTTCTGCTTTGTATCGTTCCGCCTCGTCAATACCTTTGTCGGCAATCCATTTTATCAGAAACGGCGATTGTGGCATTGTTTGGGACAAAATTGTTGTAACTGACGGATAAAATTCCGGGGTTCCGTTGTCGTCAAACTTGTAATAATATCGGTGTCCTTTGCTGTTTAGCTGCCATACTTTATACGGCGGTTCAATCAACGCACCATCAAAAAACATTGCTGTCATTTCCTCAACCGTCATGCCCGGCACAATTTCAAAAGCCCCGGCGGGCTGTTCTATTTCGACGGCATCCAATCCGGGGACAATCTGTTGTTCATCGTTTATTTCCGGGAATTTATCGGCGGGCAATTGTCCCATTGCTCCCGCCAACTTCTTAACCGCATTTACTGCGTTACCCATTGTGTTTGCAATACTTTTTTCCGGGTTTTCCGGCTGTTTCTTTTTCGCTCTCATGTTATTTGCTCTTTAATTCGTTAAACAATACATAAACCATTAATCCACACATTGCAGAAAACAAAAAATGGATATAATTCCAAAATCCGGCAATAAAACATATTACTCCGAAAATGCTAAATATCATTGCAAAAACCTTTGCTTGCCACGCATCGGAAAAGAAAACATCAACCATCTTTTCCATTTTTTCGATAAACTTCTTTTTCATGGTTTTAATCCTCCATTCCAAACAGATAATCGGCGGAACAACCGCACATTTCGCAAATTATTACTACCCATTCCGGAACAATCCTTTTGGTTGTCCCGTTGCAAAGATTTGTCATATTTACCTGCTGTGCGCTTTCGCTTGCGCCCTCAAACAATCGGGCTGCAATATCCTTTTTCAATACTTTCTTTCCGTTTGCCTCTGAACGGGCGATTGCTTCGTTTACTCTCAATTTCATATTGTTTTATTTTTATGGTTATTACTCTACATGCCCGCAATGTTTGCAGGTTTTTTCCTCAAATATCGGTTCGTATTCATACGGGGTTAAATACCCATCGCCGCCGCAACATTTATAATCGGCGTCGGTAACTTCCATTTCTCCGCCACATACCGGGCAATCTCCTTTTCCGACCAATACCAAATTCAGAAATGCGTCCAAATGTTCGGAACGTACAACCGAAATTCCGGTTGCTTTGATAATGCCGACAACATCAGAAACCGGAACGTCACGTTCGATACTATCAAACAAAGTGCATCCCCAAAATTCCGGGACGTCTTGTATCATTTCCTTTTGGATTAATTGGTTTACAATGATTGTTTCAACTTCTGTTGCTTTCTTTCCGGCTGCTTTCGCCAAAATGTTCAATTCTTTGTCTTTTCTGATATTCATATTATTTCGCACTATCCCCGTGCGTGGGCTTAACTTCAATGCAAAGGTACAAATATTTCTTTAATTACCAAAGATAAATACTTTTATTTCAAATTTATTTTTGCGGGTTGTTTTGCAATTTACGGCAAACAATATATTTTTGTGGTACCGCATCAACCAAATATCGCTCTCGGTTACTGCGTAAAATTCCCCCGGTGCATATTGATTTATGACGCCGGGGGGCTTTTTATTTCTTACTCTGATAATACAACCATTTGTAAATTTCGCCGTAATATCCGGTTTCCAATACTGCTTTTCGTATGGTCTTTGCGTCGTACTCTCCAAATGTTACGTACTCATATATTGACGGGTTTTCATGCAACGCAAATTCAAATGTTATATCAATATATGCGTCGCCGACCTTGTTAAACGCATGGTCAATCAGTATTGGGACGTTTGTTTTTCCCTCACAATAAAGAATCCGTTCCGGGAACGCCTCGCAAAGTAAATGGGAATTTCGATAACATTCTTTCGGCTTTGGCTTAATTACGTTCCGTATGTAATCCAATTCGTAATCCTCCAATACATCAGCCGCCGGAACTATTTTAACGGGCCTTGCGGCGTTTAATAAGTCTTGGAAATACGCTTTTTGTCTTTCGTGCAAAGGTAGTTCCAACATCATTTCAATTTCTTTTATTATTATACTTTCCATACAATTTGTTATTCCGTCCATTCCTCAATATACATTTCATACGCTTCTTGGCAACAACGCCCCTCACAACTTATATATCCATTTGGGACGCCGTGGGTTCCTTTTTCGTCATCATCCAAAGGACAATATAAACACAAATCGTCGCTTAAATCATCAGCGGTTTTTAATTTAGGGTTCTTTATTTGCCATATACCCAATAATAGGGTTGCAATTAATAATACAAAGAAAATTAATATTATCACGTCCATATTTTAACCTTTCATTCTACCAACATAAGACAAATTCAATACATCGTACATTTGCCCCATAACGGCAAATTCTAACATTGCGTCGCTGTTTGCAACGTCGTTTATCCTCAACAATGGGTATTTGTTGCCGTAATCCGTAACGTACCCGTCCGGTTCAATATCTGAATATATCCGGTCGTTGTCGCTGTTTTCAAAGTATTTATTTAGGCTTTGCAGAATATTGTTTTCCAAATATTCTTTTCCCAATACTGCTTTTATTTTATCCTGCTTTCTTAATGCGTACCGCATGGCTTTTAAGTATTAAACCGGGGATTGCTCCCCGGCTGTTTATTATTTCAAATATGCAATTGTAAGTCCGTTCAACATCTGTTTTCCGTATTCGATAATTTCAGAAACTTTCTTTTCTATTGTTTCCGGGTCTGTTGGGAAACGTTCGTCTATGCTTTTATAAAAATCCGCTTTGTATGTTTCCAACCATTCCGGGGATTTGCCTAAACGCCTTTCTATCGCAATACATTGTCGTGCCTCTTTCAATGCCGCCTCACGGTCTGCCATATATACGGACGTTGAATAATTAGCCCGTTTTTGCGCCCCTGCCAATCGCTTTCCGTAATCTCCTTTTCCTACCAAATCCAAACGACCAAAATAAAATTCGCCGCTAACGCTGCACGCCACATAATCACGGGTTGACGTCCTTTTTGAAACAACGTTTCCGTTTTCGTCCTTAACTTCATATAAGTATTTTTTGCCCTTTTGGGTCTTTGTCAAAATGTACTTTTCCATGTCTTTGTTATTTTATGCCGGGGTTTCCCCCGGCGTTGTTTATGCAATACGAATTAAATTAGCTTTTTTGAAACATCTATATTCCTGCTTTTCGGTGTCGAAATAGGTTTGAACCGTGTCGGCTGGTTTACGGGTTCCGGTTGGTGCCGGGATTATGTCCGGGTTCATTGTTCCGTATGCCTCACGCAATGAACCGTCTATTTTCTGAAAGTAGAATTTTACAATTCGTTTTTTCATTTCGGCTTTCAACTTAATGTTCAACCATGCACATTTTAAAGCCTCTGAAAGTTTATAACCATTGCGTTTTACGAACTGCCACGCCAATTTGAAAATCTCGCTTAACTTGTTTCTTTTTTCTGAACTCATACGAATTTGTATTTGGTTCCGGGAACCCGCCCGGTCGGATATTATTTAACATAGGAACTTATCTTTATTCCTCTGCGCAATTTGCAAACGGTTTTATCATCGGTGCCATTAAATGCACGGCGCAACATCTTATTACCCATTTCAACGCCAATCAATTCAATCAATCCTTTAACGCCTACCAACTTGTTAACCTTTTTACCGTCAACAATACCGTTGATTTTAATGCGGAAATTGCGATTAATTCCTTTTGTTGTGTATAATAAACCGTTGTAAATTGTTGTTGCCATTTTGATTTTCTTTTAATTGTTCGGGGTAAACGCCCCGTCGTTGTTGTTTGACAATGCAAATATACAACCTTTATTTTAATCACCAAAAGAATTTCTTTTTATTTTATCGGAAAATGGCAAAAAATTCTGTTTTTGGTTCAAAAGATAGTTATTTTGGGCAAATTTTCGATTTAAGCCACTTTTTCGGGCGAAATGTGTAATTTATCCATCCGGGAAAGAAAAGCCCGCTACGGGGCTAAAAATGGGCAAAACTAAAAAAGCCGGGAAAAATCCGGCTTAATCCTGCAAAACAATATTTTTTTTATTTTCTATGGATAAAAGTATTTATTGCGATACAAAGATAATCATTTTTCAATTTCAATATATTCAACCCCGATAATTTTTGTATGTGGGTTTTTGCTGATAATGTCAATTTCCCGGTTCTTTACTTTGTTTGTTTTCCAAAGGAAATTAAGAAACCTTTTATATTGTACGGTCGCAACAATTAAAATGCTGTCACGGTTTACAAACGTCCCGGAAAACGTTCCGTCCGGTGTCGTGATTCCGTTTAAGGAAAACCACGGGTCGGAAATATCAACGCATTTCAGAACCGTTTTTGTTGTATCTCCGGGTAAATAAACAATACTATCCCGGACGGTTCCCCGTAACTGGGTTATTGTTTCCATTTGCGCCGTTGTTACCGCCTCCAATTCCCGGTTCTTTGTTTGCAGGTTTTTTATTAATTCTGCATCGCTCGCCCGGTATCTTTCAAACTCCGACAATTTCAGTTCCAAAACTCCAACTTTGGCGGCGTTCAAACTATCCTTTGTTTTGTACGTTTCGACGTCCTGCAACAATGTTTCTGTATTTCCCCGGTATCTGTTCCGTTCGTCCGTCAATTTTTCAATTTTCGTTCGTTGCACCCATATTGTTGCAACGGCGGCAACTACCATCGCAATTGCCGCCCAAATCAAATACTTTTTCATACAATTTTCTTTATTGCTTCAAAATGTACCTTTGCAATCCTTTCTTTTCCGTCGTCGCTCATCATAAAACGGCAATCCTTTTCATTATCAAAAAAGAAATTTTCAGATAATACCGCCGGGCAAACAGTATGTTTCAGAATATAAAATTGGCTTTCTTTGTCCGGGTCGCCGTCCACATAATCAAAACGCATTTTCCAACCATCCGGGGCAAACTCTTTTTCCGCCTCCTTACAAAGAACGGTTGCGATTGCATCCGCTTTCGTTTGTCCTACGCTTGTATAACATTCCCACCCGGTGCCGCCTCCGGCGTTCCCGTGAATGCTAAACAAAACGGCGTTGTTGCCGCAATCTGCATGGATAACGTTTGCACGTCGGCAACGTTCCGGTAATGATACGTCGTTGTCCTCCGGTACCAAAATTTCAAACTTTATTCCCTCCGCTTTCAACATCGCCGCAATACGGCGTACAATGTCACGGTTAAACTCCCATTCAAACAATTGGGAACCGTCCCCCCAAATGGGGGAACGTTTCCCGGCACAATCCACGCCGTGACCTCCATCAAGAATTACAACTTTACTCATTTTCGTTTTCTCCTTTCTTTTTATTGTTTTTGTCGGGGTCGTCCCCAAATTCTTTTTCCAATCTGTCAATTATCGGTTGCAAATGCGACGGCAAAACCCTTGTAAACTCCAAACGGATAACATGGTAAATAATACGTAACGCCAAATTCAGGGGGTACGCAATAATTAGATTGCGGAACGCATTTTGCAAATACACATACATAAACACGTATGTTAGTGATTTTACCACGATAACCGCCGCATTTTCATCGCCGCAATTTTTCATTATTACAAAAATCGCCTCCACGATAAACAGATACAAAAGCAATTCGCACAATGCGTTTTTAAACTTCCGGAACGAAAAGTTTTTGCATCGCACAATCGCCACGCCGTCCGCCCTCATTCCCGCCCAAATATTGAACGCAAACATTACTACTAACGCATAAACAAAACCTTTTGTCGGGGTTACATACCCCAATAACGGGCTAACCGTGGAAATGGCGATAATACGCCATTGTTCCCAATTAAAAATTCTTTCCATAATATTTAAGCCATTCAAAATATCCCATATTTTCCAAATAACAATTGTCGTTTTCTGACGATTTAGCCTCCTTTTCAAATGATATGTCTTTGTATGCGTTCTTTAATTTGAACAATGATTTAAAGAACCATTCCAAAACATACCAAATATCAATTGCAATATAAACATTATTACCCATCCGGCAAAAAACATTTCTATCCACTGACGGGCGTGCGTACATTCGTGATTGCGTACACTTTGAGGCATTTCCGTTTTGTCCTTAAATTCAGTAAAAACAAATGCCGTCAAAGTTATTGTTGTGTAATTAGCCCATAATATTAAATGGGCTAATTTGCTGTTGTAAATAATCTTTTTCATTTTAATACATATTTAATGTTTTAGCTATCAGCCTACATAATATCTCTTTTCCATTGGCATTTAAGTGTAATTTATCGTATTCGTACACGCCTAAACTCCACATAGTACAACCAATGGAATGACCGTCAACAAAAGGAATACCCAATCTTTTACATGTATCTTCCATTCTGATTGATATTTCAGCCATATTTAATAAATCGTCCTGCGATTTACTATATGGCGGCGTTATTGTATCGGTTGCATATTGTGCCCTTTCCGGTTGCGAAATAAAACAAACTAAAATTTCCGGCTTAAAAAAGTGTATTGTTTCAACCGTACTTTTCATTGCAGCACACATATTTTTTTGTCTAAAACTATTTGGCGCATTATTATTTGCCAATAGTTGATATGGCGACAATCCGAACACTTCATTATATCCGGAACCGTTTTGTATCATTTTTATATACCCGGTTACTTCTTGTGCTTCTGTAAAATCCACAGAAAAAGCAATTTTCCAATCGGGCTTATCTAATACTCCCCATGCGTTCGCACCCTCGGAAATTCTCTGTATATATATAGAGTTTTTATCTTTTGATATTGTATAACCATCAATTGTTAATGTTACAATTTTATCAATAAGACTTTCGACCGTATCACTACTTGAATATGTAACACTTTGAGCAACTCCCGACAAATTGTTTTCTGTACCGATAGTAATTTTTACGGTTCCGCTTCCAACAAAGTTTCCATCCTTAAATACAGAATTATATGCAAGTTCTTCAGATTGTGTTTTTCTGAATATTTGCAACTCATATTTCAAATGTTTATCTGTATTTTCTTCATCATAATATTTACCAAACAAATCTCCTCCGTGACCATAATCATTTGTTCCACCTTCGACGAAACAAATATCACAATCCTTTATTTGATTTATATTTGCTTCATTGTTTACCATGTTTTGTATAAAATTGGTAATTGTCTGCCCGTTTTGTCCATTACTTTTATAAGATGCTAATTTTAAATATTTTGCAGAACCTTGTGGAATACCTAAAACAACGTATGAATCACCAACATACAATCCCTTTTTACCTGCATGTGGGAAATATAAATTCAACCCTGCTTCTAATATATTTTTTTCAATGTCAAAAATTAAATCATTTAATTCATATCCAAATTTTTGATAACCATCGTCTGTTTCTGACAACCAAACGTTTATATCCTTTTTAGATGTAAGATTTAATTTCCCAAATTTAACAAAATACACATTTTCCGGGAATGGTTCTCCGGACGTCAGCCCGGTATTTCTACCGACTTCTTTTTGTTTTTCATTGTATGTAAAATAATATTCTTGATTTCCAAAATAATATATTTTTCCGGGTTCAACGGGTATTAAATTAGAATACGTCCACGCCCCTATTCCTTGAGGCTCATTCCATAAAGCCGGATTTACCATATTTCTATTTAGTTTTACATACAATGGCAAATTTACTAATGCGTTTTTTTCGTACAATACCGTTTTTTGCTGTAATTCTTTTACATTTTCAATTATTGCAATATCTTCAACGGTGTATATTTCAACATCTTTGTCAAGTGTTCCGTTCTTTATTCTGTTAATGCCAAAATATGCGCTATTTTCCGGTGCTAACAAAATCACATCATAATAATCATTTAATATTTCAGTTGTAAATATCTGTAATGGTGTTTTGTCAATATCGTAAAAGACAACAGATACTTTACTACTAGATGACGTATATAGGTTTTTAAATAGGAATAATTTATTATTTAGCCCGGTAATATCGGTATAATCGTAAGATTTTCCATAAGGATAACCGGAATATGCCCCACTAATGTTTATTAAATATCCGTTTTTAGCTTTTAATGTCACATTCCATTTATTTATTAATACCCCTTTTTGAATATTAGATATTTTTTCATTGATTTGTGGAATATTAGATAAATATTTTGCTGCATCCTCAACGTTTAAATCTGTTATAATATATCCATATCCTCCGGTTAATAATGCGTTACCCGTACTACCAAATGCAATTTTAGGATAGTTTTCTACTTCTTCCGGTAAAACTAAATCCGTATTTATGGTTGTTCCGACTGCAACATTCTTTTGTATTATTTTCCATGTTCCTTTTTCATACCCATATAAACTAACGTAGGTATTTGCGGCAGTTTTTAAGTTGACAATATGTAGCGTTAAACCTTTTTTAAAGTTAGTAAATTCTATTTTCTGACTTGTTCCGTCTGCCTCAACTTTTTGTCCTCCAAAAACCGAACCTACGTTTGATTTATCCGCCAATTTTTTATCAACATCATCTTTATCTGAAATTTCGTTCCAATTTGAATCTTTTACCCATTCCAAATCTGTTATTGCCGTTCCAATGTATTGTTCATTTATCCAACCGTTAATAGGGTCTTTGTAGCTTATTTTCACACCGGGTTTTCTCAACTTGGAAATAACTTGTTTCCTCGTTGTGGCAACGTCTGTGTTCCAATCTAAAATCATGTTACCACCTCCGGCTCCTACTTCCAATGTTTGTTTACTCCATGTCCCATTCCATTTTAAAACGCCTAATTGACCAACTTCAATTGTTAGATTTGAAAAGTTTACGTATGTTCCCTCTCCTGCCAAATAGAAAACGTTTTGGTCGGGCGTACCCGGATTTGTAGCTGTTGTTGCAATGCCTACAAATTGATAATTATCCCCTAAACTATTAATCATTGTAAGCAATGTATTTTGCAATACTTTCCCGGTAATTGATTGCGTTCCGTTCGTTTTAATAACGTTTGAAACCGCTTGTTTTAGTTGTTCGTAATTTCTCATAATTTAATTTTTAATCGGTTTTGAAATCATTATTATAATCGTCGTTAAAATCTCCTTTGTTTGCTATTATATAGCCACGTCCTATTTTCTTGACAACGGTATTTGTTTTAAATTCAATTTCTACGCTTGCCAAATCTCCCTGCGTTTGCCATTTCGGGGTAATTAAAAACGTGTCGCAATCGTATTCCCTGCCGTATTTATCCGTTATATGAATGTAATCAGCCATTCGGATAAATCTCATAACGTCGCAAAGGAACTCCGGTGCCAATATCGTACATTTAAATGTTTTGACTGATATTTGTTTTTCCGAAAAAAAATAACCGTCCCGTTCTTCGCCGTCCTCTTCAAATTCATAATCCGGTTTTCCCAACTCTGTACAAAGGTACAACGTATTTTTGAAATCCGGGTTTTTATATACTATTTGCCCGGCGTCAAATACCAAATTTTCAATATCCCACCATTGTATTTTTAAGTAACCGGAAACATCTTGTACGACCGTGAACATTTCAGAATACCACGTTTGCACGCCATCCGATAACGTCATATAATATATTCCGTCCAACTGATTTAATGGCATGGGTAATATTGACGGGTACAATATAACATCATAACCCAACGTTTGAAACCGGACAATCTGCAATCCGGTTTCTTTCATATACGTTGTTATGTTTGCAACTTGCTTTCCGGTCTTTTCATACAATACCACTGACGTAACATTGTTTGACCGTGTGTTTCTCATTATCTGAAACGGTAACAATCTATCAGCCGGGGCAAATAACGGGTAAATTGCGCCGTATGCGTAACTTTTTCTGTGGTTCTGTTCATTTATTGACGTGTACCACGGTAAAACACTTATGTTGTTATTCTGTATCATATTTCAACGTTGCTTTAATATTTCGACTACACAAATTTATCGAAAATTTATCAACTTGACCGTTACCGATATATGTTTTAACTAACTGCATCGGGTTTGGGTCTGTGGTTCCTGCCGGGAAATTCAATGTTTGTTTCTTTTTACGTTCCAATCCTCCCAAAGCATAATATTGGGAATTATTTATTTTGAAATTCCGTGCGGGCATATCATAAACCCAATATGTCGGTTGTATATTGATAAACGCTAAATATCCATTTTGCAAAAAATATTCTACGCCATCAACGGTTTGTCTTGTAAACGGCAATTCCAATTGTCCACCTCCGGACGGCATAACCGCCGCAAACAATGCGAATCCATCCAAACTAATTGCACCGGGGTTTAACAACATCAAATCAATATCGGACGTAAAATTGGAAATATTTATTTCTTCTATCTTTCCGGCTGTTACATATTTGGACGTAATTTCTATTGGTAAACCCTCAAATGGTGTTGTTACATCATCCATCCACTCAAATTGATAACGTTCCGGCATTTCTACTTTGTCAAATGAATATTCAGACGTTGCAAAAGCTATTTTTTTGCCGTTCCTAACGTTTTCTAATTGTGTTAAATCATAATCAATAATCGGGTTATATCCATACGAACCGCCATTTCTAAACCAACTTACCTGTTCAATTTTAAATTTTCCGTCCTCAATATACCAATAACATTTGTAAATATCCCGTAACATCGTCATAATCTGTTGTAATGTAATCGGGGCTTTTCGCGCCGGGGTTTTATATTCGCCATTAATGATATTACTTTTCTGACTTATTAGCAACTTAAATGACTGCCCGGAAATAGGATTGTTTGTGTTATAAAGAAATTGGCTGTATTCCGGCGTCGCTTCATGCGTTATTCCGGGCGCAAATTCTTTTAATAGCACATTGATACATGACGACAATGTAAACGCATCACGCAAAGTATATACTTTTCGGGATTTTTCCTCTAATATCCAATCCATCAGATAAAACCCAAACCATAACGACGCATAACGCCACGTTGACCGGGCGATTGGATAAAACGTTTGTCCATATATGGAATAAGGCGGCGCAAAATACTTTCCACTGTCGGCTAATCCCCACTCGGTCGGCGTATCTGAAAAATTATTAGATATAAATGCCACGTCGATTGCGTAACCAATTGCCCGGCGGTAATTTCTATTATTATCTACAATATCATCGGACGACAACGGGTATGTATCTAAATCGTCTATTTTATCAACATCAACCAAATATCGGGCGTATATATTATAACTTTTCATATCGGCGTGCATCGTACCCGTTGCTCCGGAACCCTCAACGGCGGTTAAATCAAATTCCAACGTATCAAAAGGTTCTTGCGTTATCTTTGTATACCGGAACATTGCCACATCATCAGAACGGCGGCGTATCTCAACACCTGCTAGCCCAATAGGTAGCCCACCCGCAACTTGTTTTTGTGTAATATGGATATAATAATTTACATTTAATTTCGGGTATAAATCTCCCATAAATTCATCAGGACTTACACCCGTCGACATCCGCCCAACATAAAGCCCGGATATTACCGCCGGGGAACCGTGCGACGTAATTTGTATTTCTTTCAAAATATTACATAGTGCAAAATGATAGGTTTGTATTAATGCGTTTTGGTCAGTCGTGGCGTTTGCGTCTTGTTCCCAATTCGTGCCGCCCAAAAAGCACGAAACAATACTATCTCCGGGAACGTATATTTGTATCAATGGGCGTTTTCTTATTGTAAGAAATTCGATTTGTGGGGCCAACTCAATTAAATTGTATTCCTTTTCCAATCCTGCCAAAACGTCGTTGTATTGGTCTATTGTTTCCGGCTGTACCGTAACCAATTTATCATCATCATTAAACGTACAATCCGTTTTCATAAACTTTGCTTTATAGTATTGATTGTATGTTTGTCCCCAATCATCGCTTTTTTCGATATATAGGAAAAATTCAGAATCAAACGGGGCGTTATTGATAATATCGTAATCAGCACGGACAAAGTTTATTTTACCGGACAATTTAGCCCGGTAAAACCTTTGATTTGTTTCCAACTCATAATCCAACGTTAAATCATCCTTATAATTGGGGCAGACGGTTTGTTTGGTTCCGTCCTCCCCTATCTGCAAAAAGAATCTATATTTTGGTGTCATAGTCTTTTTATTTTACGTTTCAAATTCTTGTAACTTTCAATCGTATTTCCGTCGCCATCCACGTAAACCCGTCGTCGGTTCTGTTCCTTAATTTCCCTTACATCATCCGACAAATTGCGTAAATCCGGGCTTTGTCCGGTAACGTTTAACGTCAAACCGTCGCCGTCTGAATAGGATTTTAAATACTTATGTGCAAACGTACCATTGTTTAGCGAATTGATAACGTCCGGTATTATCTTTCTGAAACGGCGTGAACTTCGTTTATTTATCACGGCGAAAAATTCGCCTCCCTCGGCACGTCGGCGGGTTCCGTCCGGTTTCGTTCCTAAATCAATATCATTTCCGCTTTGGTGCGAACCGCCCTCCAAAAGTTCAACGGTACCGTCGCCGTATGTTTCCGTTCCTCCGGTTCCTCCGGTTCCTCCGGTCTGTTTTGCCAATTGCGCCGCCTTGATTTTAGACGCTGCAAAACTCGCCCACATTACGGCAATTGCAGGTATTGCAAACGGGAAACCTAATTGCGACCATATCAGCGCCGTTGCTGTTACCATGTTTCCGATTTGCTGCAATGTTTGTATTGCTGCCTGCTGTTTTTGCGCTTTCTGTTGTTCTTTCAACGCTTTTTCTTGGTTTTTCTTTGCCAAATCCAACTCCTTTTGCGCTTGTACAACATTATTGGCGTACCCGTTTGCCCTTGCTTCCAATTCTGCATCCAACGCCGATTGTGCGGCGGAAACCTCTTTATCCGCTTGCTCAACGGCTGCATCTGCTGCGGCAACACGTGCCGCCGTGAATGTATTTAACGCATCCAATGCGTATTGCATAGACGTATTAATTGCCTCTTTTTGGTTGTCGTCCAAATTAAGCCCAAACAAACCGTAAATGTCTGTTCCTCGTTCCTCCCCTTTGGATTGCTCAATTTCTTGGTCTATTTTTTTAATAGTGTTTTGAATTGTTTGTACCTCAACATCAGACAATTTATTGGCGGCTTGCTGATTTAATTCTAAAACCTTTTGCAAACGTTCCTTTTCTGCTTGCAAACGGAATTGAGTTTTCCGGGCTTCTGAATTTCTCAACAAATCAAACTCCGATTGTGCCAACGCTTGTTGTTGGTCGAATATCTGTAATTGCGCTTGCAAATATTCGTCCGCAATTCCGGCTCCCTTTGCGTCAAAACTTGCATTAATCGCCCCGGCGTTCTGCTGTTGCCCGGTCGGTTTCTGTTGGTTCTGTAATAATGCGGTTTGTCTTTCATTCTCTAACAACTGCATACGCAATTGTCGTTCCTGCTCGCTTCCCTGCTTAACCGCTTGCAAACGTAATTCAATGCTTTCTTTCTGCAATGCCAATTCTTGCAACTGCCGTTCTTGCTCTATTTTCAACAACGCCTCTGTCTGCTGCTGTTCTAACGCCGTAATTGTGGCGTTTATCGCTTGACGTCCGGTTTCGTTCAAATCCTTTTCGGTCTGCAATTGGTGTTGTAAATCCTCAATTTGGCGGGAATACTGATATTGCGTTTGTTGGCGACGCTTTGCCCATTCGTCGGTTTCCAACTGCAATTGTGCATCCTGCAATTTTCGGGTTGCTTCCAAATTCTTTTTATATGCCGCTTCAATTTGCTTTGCTTGTTGTTCTGCTGCCTTTTCCGCATCGCTTTTACCCCTTGGCGTTACGGTTGGGTTCTGTGTCGTTACGGGCTTATTGTCTGTTTGTGGCGTCGGGGTATCTCCAACAGAAACCGGGATTGTTAACGGTTTTATTTTCTTTTGCATACCATCCAAACCCTCTTGGAAATTTTCTGTTATGTCTTTAACTTGGGCTTTAACCAAATTTCCGTACGCTGCTGCATAATCTGCCAATCCTTTTTTTACTTCGTCAAAATCTAACGTAAACGCCCCCTTTAATGCGGTTCCGGTTGCTTTGACTATATCAATAAAGAATCCAAACAAATTTCCCAACGTATCAAATGTTGTTTTGAATCCGGCAACAATCCCATTCCAAATTGCACGTATCAAAACACTTTCATTGTATAACTCAATCAAGTAATTGACAACATCAATAACCCCTTTTATTATCGCCGTCAATCCTTGGTTAACAAAAACTTTTGCCTGCGTTGTCAACGTTTCAAAATTCCCTCCGGTTGCGTCAAACAACCCGGATAATGCGTTTTGCAACTCAATTTGGCTTTGCAATTGTTCCTCCTGCAATTGCGCCAAAACTCCGGCTTTCCCTTTTACTTCATCCATGTTTGTTGAAATATCTTTCAACGTGCGCAAATACTGCAATCCGGCGTCCTCTCCGGGATCCCCGAATATATCTGCAATTGCAGCCCCGACCGTTGCCGCATTATCCGGCAATTCTGCCAATTTTGCGGAAACGTCTTGTATAACATCGAACGTTGTTTTGGTTCCGGTCTGCAAATCTTTTTGAACTTGTTCCGACGAAATACCGATACCGTCCAAAGCCGCCGCCGTCGCCGTCGTCATTTCACGCAAACGCAAATTTGCCTCCTTAATTGCGTCAACGCCTTTGTCTGAAAAGATACCCATTTTGTTTGTTTGGGTAACAATTGCAACAAATTGGTCTGCTGATATTCCCGCCTCTTTGAAATATGCCGGGTATTCTTTCAACGTGTCTAAAAATTCCCCGTTCGCATCGCCTCCGGCTAAAAACCCATCCTTAACCAATTGCAATGCCTCATTTGCAGAAATACCAAATTGTTTTGATAATGCGTTTGTTGCAATCAATGTTTCCCGGAAATCTGCGTTGAATGAATCGGCGACGGCTTGCACCTCATTTCTAAACGCTTTCAAATCATCGCCACTTTTCCCGGTAAATTGTTGCGTCAATCTCGTTGCCTCAACTAACCCGGCGTTATAATCGTACCACCATTTGAACGCCGCACCCGCCGCCGCAATTCCGGCAATCGCCAAAAATACCGGGTTTGAAAGTAATCCCAACAAAGTTTTTCCCAATGCTTTTGCCCCGTCGCCAATAGCTGTAAAAACTGCTTTACTTTCAGCCCCGCCACGTCCTAACGCCAAAAGATTTTCGCCAAATGCGCTATTTAAACCTAACGTTTCTTTTAGTTTGTCGCCATACGCAATAATTGCGTCGGACGCCTCCGTATAATTTCCGACGTTCAATTGAAATTTTCCGGTTGCCTCCTGCAAACGTTTCATTTCTTCGTATATTTCTTTGGTCTGCGCAACCAATTTTCGCCCCTCCTCGGTGTTTTCCCGTTCGGCTTTAGTCATGTTGTTTAAATAAATCTTATTCAATGAATATTGCGCCGATAAACGGTTATAACTACCCTCGGCGGATTGATTTATTTTCACAATCAGTTTATTAATTTGGTTCGCTTCCTGCTGTGCCAATTTTAACTCGGCTAACTTTTTGGCGTTCTCGCTTTCTGCAAACGCCAAATCACGTTGCGCACGTGCCAAACGTTCGGCATCGTCTGCGGCTTTTTTTGTTGTCTTTCGCCCGTCCTCCGTTGCGCCGGAAACCTTTTTCAGAATCTCCGCCAATTGTATTGCCTCGGCTTTGATATTTTTCAGCGCATTTGTATATGTGTCCGAAAGTTCATCCAATTGTTTTATCAAATCTGTAATCGAATTATCCGGGCTTATTAAATCCGAATATTTGATTGGGTTGTCATTATCTGCCATACGCCGATTATTTAGTTATTTACGGGAAATTTCCCGTCTGTTGCATTTTCTTTTCTCAAATATGTAATTTATCGCCTAAAAATAAAAACGCCGGAAATCGCATTATTTTGCCCTTTTTTGATTGTTTGCTTTTTTGGCTTGTTCCTTGATATACTCAAATGCGTTGTAATATTCCAAAACGGTAAATTTCTTTGGGTCAACATGCAAATTTTGGGACAATATCAAACACATATTTTCAAATTGTCTGTCATGCCTAATTTCCACGCTTTCCGAACCGGTAAACGTCTGCGGGTTGAAATAGGTTATCAACTCCGCCGTAATGTCGTCAATCTCTTTTGCGTCCGCCTCGGTTGCCCGACCGTCTATTATTGTGCGTAATACAACAATCGTTCTTTGTTTCAATTTATCGTAATACTCTTTCAATGTCGCATCATCGAACAACCGGGGAAAATACAAACGCAATTCATCGTCTATTTTTTTTTTAACCGCTTCCAAATGGGCGGTTATCTCTGAATTTGCAACGTCTTTAAAAAGACTCATTGTTTGTTGCAATCCATCATCTGACAAATCATTTCGGGGTTTACCATTTATTGATTTAACCAACACGGCAAAAGCCAAATGCCGGGGGGAAACCTCGGATTGAATGAAATATATGTTTTGGCGCATATTTTCCAACTCAACGGTTGCCATGTTTGGCGTTGGGCTGTTCAAATAACGTATTACCTTTTCAATATGTCGGTCAAAATCCGACAAATCGGAACCAACCCCGGCGTCAACCAAAAGCATTTTGTTATACTTGTGGAAACGCATAATTGGCAAATCCTCGATTGAATCATACAACTCAACGTTCATTCCTTTTATTTGTACATTCTTCATAATAAAACACGTGTTATCATTGTACTACAAAAGGGAACGCCCAAAAATGAGAGGTTCCCGGTAAATATCAACGCAAAGAAACAAATCAAAACGCACGTCCACCACGACAAACAGAAATCGCAATTAAACATCTTTGAAAAGAAATCGTTCCCGTGAATCTGTACCCATTCAATGACGCCCCATTTGCGTAATAACGTCAGCACAAAAGCCGCTATTAATGCGACAACAATAATGTTATAAATAAAATGTTCCATATACTACAATTTACATGTTTCTCCAATACTCAATTCGCCCTCAAACCGGAATCCGCCGAACGGGTGCATTAAAAATTGGTTTTCTATTTCATCCAACGAGAAGCCCCTGTAAATGTTTTCCGCCAATTCATAGACTTTGTTTATTTTATAGCCTCCATGACGCAACCAAAACCCGCCGTTTAATACGTCCAATATTTGACGTTTTAACACCTCTTTGTTTCTGTTGCTTGCTTCGTTGAAAATCTTTCGATAATCAAACCAAAAGATAATCGAAAACGCCGTTTTTATCCCAATATCAACGCCGGGTTCCCAACTTATGTTTTGCGGGTCGTCAACCCAAAAAAAACAGAAATTACCAATATTTGCATCCGGCGTTACTTCCATATAATCGTTATTGCCGGAATAAACATTTGGCGTATAATATCGCTTTTGGTTCCCGTTGTATTTAACAAGTCTTTCCGCCCTGCCAAATGCAAAATCCAACCACGGCAAATTATCAACCAATCCGTTTTGCATGTTTCCAATTATCCGGTCTAACAATTCCGGGTTGTCAATAACCGGGGCTTTTACGTTATTTGCCATAAATTTGTTTTTTTGTTTCTGCCATTAAATCCGGGAAAATATATTTCCAAATCAATATTGAAATATTTTCGTCGGTTAAACCCAATATTTGACGACCGTATTTTTTTATTAAATCCTCTGTTTTAAAGTCAGACGCTTTAATTTCAAATTGTTTGTCGCCAACCTCTAAATAAAAACTACTTTCAAAATCTCCCTCATCCCGTAACGTTACCCGGTTTGTCGGCTGTCCCTTAGCCTCTTTAATTGCGATTGTTACGGGGCTGTATGGTGCATAATCCGAAATTTCGACGCCCAAACGGTTAATACCTTGTTCAAACAATTGTTCCTCGGCGTTCAAATCAACTATATATGACTCATTGTCCCATATAATGTTTTGTATTATCCGCCCGGACGTCAAAGCCTCGTTGAAATCCGCAACCCTTTTTCGCAAATCGGTTATCCGTTTCATAAATACAACTTTTACATGAAATTATATACAACTTTCCCTTTGAATTATATAATTACACGGTTCTGTATCTTACCCCACGGTTATTGCAGGCTAAACAGATACGGTCTAACCCTTGCGTATCTATTTGCAACGCCTCATAAGACTTTTTAAGGTCGTAACCTAAACCGCCGGGACGAACGCCGGACGTGTTGCCGTCCAACTCATACAAAATATCCATCCGGGTTGCGTTTGATTGATTGCGGTTAACCCTTACGTTGGGGTTCATTGCCAACGTCCGCAATGCAATTGCAGCAACTTGTCTTTGTATTACCGTTTGGAAAATCTGCCTTTGGGAAATAATGAAATCCGTTAAATCGCATCCAATAGTAATTTCGCAATTCAGCCCGTAATTTTGGGTTCGTGTGTACATCGTGTATGCAATATTCCACAACTCCGGGTATTCTGCGAACGTTTCCGGCGCATTATACATAAACGGCGTTACTTGCAAATACTTTGTCAATTCTCGCCAAACCTCAACGGAACCAATGTTGCACGTTCCGCACGGCTCCCGGCTCCAATCCTTTAATACGTTAATTGCTTCCATTCCGGCGGGTAATTCGTCTTGATTGTAGCAAAGGAACCACGACCCCCCGGCGTTGTTCTTGTCGCTTATATACGGCAAATAACAATCAGTTAACGGGAACCACTGAAAACCGCCATTTGTAACGGTAAAATTCAAATCAAAAGTCTTTATTGGGTCTATCTGCGACGAATGAAACAAATACATTCTAACAACCCCGGTCCCCCCGGTCATTTGCAAACCTATCTTTTCAATTTTCACCGTCACTCCCATTGCACGAACCGGGACAATTTCAAAGCCAACCAATTTATGATTATTTTGCAGGGTTGCCCGTATGCGTCCGGCACCATCAAAAAACGTTCTGCGTTCTAACAAATTGCGTGTTTCTTTATCCAACTGCTTAATTTGGGTAAATGTCTGAATTGCGGTTGCAATCCCGTTGCGTGTCATTCTTTCCAAAAAGTCCGAAAGAATGTTGTATTTGCTCCAAAACAAAGAATCTTCCGTTGGTTCCTCTCCTACGTTATCCGCTTTCGCTTTCCAAAACAATTTGTTCCCGTTTGTATCATTACCATACTGCACAACCTTGTTTTGTTTCCATTGCGTCAGCGCATCCCATACGGGGTATTGTATTCCCCAATCATCCGGCATAATCGCCTCCATATTATCCAACGTCAAAAGCGGGTGCGCACCTTGAAAATACAACCCACTTTCCGTCTGCGTTAAATTGTCGTCTATCGCCTTTGCCGGGTCGTATGATTGCTCCCACCCGCACACATTTTTTAACGCTTCGCATATTTCATTTATTCTTATCATAAAAACGCCCATTTATTTCCCATATTAGGAATTAAGATTGCAATAAATAAGGGGGCGGGGATAACCACCCCGTCCCCTCGGTTAAATAATTCGTTATGCTCCGGCGTTATGCGCTCGCACCTCCGGCGGGAAATTCCCCGGCGTTGGTTACATATACAGGCATACCCAAAGGTACATTTTCCGCACGTGCTGCAATCTGCGCTTTGATAATCGGATTTGCAACGGTTGTTGAGTTGCTGTTGTAAGCAATTACAAACGCAACGTCTGCGCTAAATCCAAAATATTCTTTCACGTTGCACGTCATATCGGCACTCGCTGCGCCTGCTGTCTGTGACTGGTCGCCAACTGCTGTGTAATAGTGCGAACCAACGGGCAAATCAATGTACGGCAAACGTACAACGTCCCATTCGTGGAAATTCGCACGGGTGCGGTTCAACGCCTCACGGTCAACACGTGTTAAAACGCCAACGTTGCCATCCTCTATGGCAAAGAATGTACCGTTTTTGCTAGCTTCATTTACGACGTTGTTTGTATAATGGAACACTTTATTTTCGTATTCCATACGTTTGTTTACGTCGTTATAAATACCGTGCTGTGCCAATTTTTTAATAAGGCTGTCAATTCCAGCGTTACCTACGACGTGAACCAAACCCGGATAACAATTTGCACGCATAATCGGGTTAATATCGCCCATAATTTCGGTTGCCATCTGCGTTGGAACCTCAATAACGCTGGCGGCGAATTTGTAATTCAACTTGTCTTTCAATACTTGGGTTTTTCCTGCCTCCAACGCTGCAACGGCTGCTTGGTCTAACGAATTTGCAAACGCTCTGCAAACCTTTTCCATTTTGCGGTTGAAATCGTGGTCATACGAAATTTCGTTGTTCATATACAACGTTGGCACCATTGTAAAGCCGACGGAATATGTCGCCCAAACCACGGTATAAAGTGCGGACGTGTTTTCATCGTCCGGGATAACACACGTACGAACGTTGCTAACCGTAACGTCGCCATCGTAATCGATAACCGGAACTTGTACCGTATTTCCGATTGAGGCAAACGCACGTTCACGCAATTTCGGGGACAAAATGGAATTTCCGGCGTTGGTCTGTTCAATGAAAAAATCTAATGCGCCATACTCACACGGGCGGGTCATATTACGGTCTAACTCCGGGTTTTCTACTCGCCAATTCTGTAATCTTGTTGCAATTAAACTCATAGTCTTTTTATTTTAATTTGTTATTAAATGCGGGTTTACCCATTACCCGGTTATCTCTCCGGCAATTTGTTAATACTATTTTCCTGCCAAACCTTTCTCATATCTTCGTCAAACTCTTTGGAACCTACCGTTTTACCTTGCGCCATCAATTGTTTTGTAATAAGTTCGTACGCCTCTGATTGCGTTTTGGCTCCGCTTACGTCCAATGTAATTCCGCCGCCTCCGGCACCGCCTGCGGGCGTTTTTGTGCCGCCTCCTGGCTGTTGTCTTTGCTGCTCCAATACTCCCATCGTTTCCAATTCTTTTGTCAGCAACTCGGCGGGCGTGAATGGGTTCAACTGATTGTTTGGATTGCGCATAATTGCGCCGCTTGCATCTTTGAACGCCAAAACCTTTCCGCCGTTTCCGTCGTCTATATATTCCGGGTTCATGCCTTTTACTTTTTCGCTCGCCTGCGCCAAAATAACCTTTGTTACGCTTTCCGGGAATCCTGCTTTGAATTTAAGCCCGGCGGCGGCTGTCTGCAATGCGTTGTCAATTCTTACTCCGAACAATTCTTTTTCGTGGTTTGCCTTTTCTGCCTCATACTTGGTTGTCAACTCGGTAAACTGCGTTGTCACGTTCTGCAAATCTGCTTTTGCCTGCTTCAATGCTTTCACGGTTTCCGCATCTGCCGCACCATCGGCAATTGCCTTTTCTAAACGGGCTCTTTCCTTGGTCAATGAATCAATCTGCGATTGCATCCCGGTTGCGCCATCGGCTTTTGTTTTCATTTCCCCCATTACACGTTTTGCGTAATCATACGTTTTTTCGGTTCCATTTTTAGCGATACCGGAAACCGCCAAAATATCGGCATCCAAAGCCCCGTAAATTTCGCCCGTTTTCTTGGCAATAACGCTGTTTTCGTCATTCTGTGATAATGCTGTTATCGCTGTAATCTGTTCGTCAGACAATCCCGACAAAGCCGCATTTGCAACTAAAATTTCTCTCGTTAACATAATATTCTTACCCTTTGAATTAATTAAGTGCGATTGCTTCTACTGCTCCGCTGTTTGCGTTAATAATATCAATTGTGTATTTGGGGGAATCCCCGGTTGTGTCAACCAACCAACTAACAACACGTGCATGGCTGATTTTCTTTCCAACCTCTTTTGTTACCAAAATGACGTCGGTAATTGTTCCGCCCTCAATACATTCAATCAACTTTTTCTTTGTGTCGCCGTCCAATGCTGCGGTGGTTGTGGTTACTTCAATAACCAAAATGTCTTGCTGTGCAATCTGTGCCATATCCGTAATTTTTAATGGTTAAACATTCTCGTTGTTTTCCGGGCTATCGCCTGCCGCTTCCTCTGCTTCTGCTGTTTTTTCGGCTTTTGGTTTTCGTCCGGCTTTCTTTGGTTCTGCTGGGATAACTCCGGCGGCTGTCAGTTCTGCAATAATTTCGGCTTTCATTTGTTCACGTTCTGCCGCCTTTGCTGCTGCTGCCGCCTTTGCTGCTGCTTCTGCCTTTGCTCGTTTGCTGGCTTCAATCTTTTCTTTGTTCGCTGCCTCCCAAACGTTCGGGTCGTGCATAATGTCAACTTTATAACCCATTTTTCGCAAATTGTGCAATCCGAATGTTTCAAAGAACTTTTTTCCGAAAACCTGCATACGTGGTCGTGAAATTCTTTCGCCCGTTTCTTGGTTGAATTTTACAACCTCAATACGACAATGATAAAAACTTTCTTCCCCTTTTGGAACAATGAAATTTTCCGGGGTAACGTCCAACAATCCGACGTCCTTTGTTTTACCCTCTGTTTCTGCTTTCACTCGCATAATCATAAATTTTTTTTGTTATTACTTCAATTTTCTTGGAAAATGGTATTTGGCTGCCAAATTCCAAAACGTTTGTATTCTCACGTTCAAACCTACGCACAAAATTAGCGAAATTCAATTTAATGCGCAATTCATCCTCGGTAATTAGCTGTTTTTCGTACAATTCCAATACTTCCGGACGTGTCAAATGTCGGTACGGCTCCAATTCTGCCAACACTAACATACGTTGCATTTGTATTGGGTCGTGTCTGTACTCCGTTTCGATAATCTGATTTTGTAGCGCATCCAATTCCCCCTCGCTTGCTCCGCTTTCTTTCGCCATCTTATAACGTTCTCGCAATTGGGTTGCACCAGACAAATAAAACTCGGTGCCATAATTGATTTTTGCCGAAATAAACATTGTTCCATAACGCAAACGGCAAACGGTTTCGTCAACGAACTTTTGCGCCGCCTCAAAGCCTTTTTTTACTCGGTTTAATACCGTGCTTTGGCTTTCAAAATTGGCTTTAATTTGCTGTTCATTTAACGCTTCACGGGTTGTTATTTCCTCGTTGGTACCAACAACCGCCGTAATTATGTTTGTACGCAACCGTTCTTCCTCGCTAACGTTATAATCCAAACTATTACGGTCAACGGTCAACATCTGAACCGGGTTGCGCAAATCCGGCTGTTTGTCGCCGTCCGGTACCGGAATTTCAATGAATGAACCAACCCCGACAATTCGTTTATCTCCGCATTTCGGGCAACGCATCAATAAACCCGCTTGGTCTAATTTATAATAGCCTTGTTTATCTTTCAAAAACCCGCCGTCGCAATAATCGCCGTTTTCGCCGTTCGTAAAATCGCAACTTTGTTCATATCCGGAATAAATCGGGTACGACCCGTACATATCCAAATTTTTCTTTGATAAATGATAAAAAAGGAACCAATCTAAACTTTCCAACTCGGTTGTTAACGGGGACGCCTTAACGTCCGGTTCTCTCAAACTCAATGGTTCGTTCCAAAAAAAACGTGCTGGGCAATATCCCAAATCGTGCGGGCTATCAATCAGCAATTCGCCAATATTGCCTTTTTCCTCGGTAAATACCCGGTATCGTTCATCGTCAATTACGGCAATACGGTTGTCGTCCTGCCGGAATATTATCCAACGCATAACGCCCGTTGTTTTGTCTGCCTTGTATGAAATAACGTGTTCTATTGGCAACCAATAAAAGTAGGGTTGCGGGTAATTATCGCCGGGGGATTGCTCTTTTGGCAAATCAACAATTAATACGCTGTTAATTTCGGTTTTGAAATATTCCCATCCCTTTGTGCTCCAAATTTCGGGTTCTTCCAATACGTGTTGTCTGTAATACTCCCAATCGTCCCTTTGTTCGCTGTTCATAAACTGATAATTGAACGCCGGGTTACGACCGTCAAAAATGCGGCTCAACTTATCAAAACAAACGCCCGTTACCTCGTTTGTCTTTACGGGGTAACGGAACAATGTTTTGAACACTTTGAATTTGTCTGCGGGTATAAGGTTTGAAACATAAGCCAAAAAATCGGTCACGGGTTGCGTAATGTATGGCGTCAACGCCTTTTCCGCATGAAATCGTATGCGGTTTTGGTGGTAAATCGCCCTACTTATCGCCGCTTTGTTCCGTGGCTCCGTTATCTGCTTTTTTATTTCTCTTATATCTAAGCCCATTTTCTTTGTCAAATTCAAATTTACTATTTTCCGGTAACTGCCAACCGCCGTTATTTGGCATTTTTAAAAGTCTTTCGGCGTGGTTAACTTCAAAATCTCGTGTCGTTTTCAATGTTTCATTTTCCAACGTCACTATTGTTTGTTTACCCTGCTGCATTTTTTAAGTCTGTTAGCGGGTTAAAATCTTCCGGTACGATAATAGTCAAATCATCCGACCAATTAGGTAAAAACGCCCATTGTATTGCGTTGCTATCGGGTGCCTCAAATCCTCCCAATGTTTTATCCCCGATAAACAAAGAACGAATTGGAATAGGATAATGCGTTGTTGTTGTTGTCGGGCCTTGCAATGCACCAATTGCGCCGTTTTCATCAAACAAATAAACCCCCAAATTTTGGGAATCGCTTTCACATTGCAAATCTTTCAATGCTTTAATCAGTGATTGCGGCATTTTACGCATAACCGCCGTAAATGGGGTTGGCTCACGTCCAATAATTTCTTCAATACCGCCCAACGTTTCGTTTCCTCCGCCGAACGTACGGGGTGCGCCTGCTTCTGCTGTCGGTGCTTGGATATACGGGGAGACAACAACTTTCGTGTCGTCCTCTGCCGATAACAACGGCGTCCATGACGCTTTTTTCCTAATACCCGCCGTCGTGGTAAATGAATTTTTTTCTCCGGTGCTTTTATACAATCTCTGAAACGCTATTTTCTGAATCTGTCCGAAACTCTCGGCACACGTAAAGTTTGGAATGTTTGGCAACGCTGCTGCTGCCGGGCATTTACAAATAGCCATAATCTTAATTTTTTAACGTTAAAACTTTTGTTATTATCTCCGGGGGCTAACCCTTTGCCCCATTACTTATTGCAAAGTTATAATATTTTCGGCTAAATCCTTGCATATATGAAATAAAACGCTAATTACGACGTTTAATTCCCCTTGTTGCTTGGCTGTATGGTCTTGTATCGCCGTCCGCCAATTCCTTTTCATATATTCCGGTCAAACCGTCCTCCGGGTCGTCATGCTCATTTGCTGGGAAATCACGCAAAAACCCGGTTACGTGTTCATGTATCTTTGGAAAACGTTCCTCCCATCCTAACGGCATTATGATTTGGGCGTTGACGCTTGCCGAATTTGTTATAATGCGGCTTTCCTTGTTGGCACCTTGGTAAAATGGTTCGGAAATCGCTTTTATCTTTTTACGTATCAACTTTTCAAACCCGGCACCGCCGTTGTTACTTTCAATCCATGCTTTTTGCGTTCCACAACGGTTTATCATTTCCGGGACGGTAACGGATGTTACTTCTGTATTTTCCTGCGTAAATACCATGTCAGTAATTAGCGCATACAAAATCGGTTCAAACCGTTTCTTTTGTTCGTTCCATGCCTCATTACCGGATTTGTAAACGTCATAACACGCCGAAAATGTAAAGTCGTCGCCCTCGTCTGCCACGTCTGTATAATTACCACTACGCACGAACGTTCCCCATTCTGATTTGTCAACGTACGTTCTGAACGGGTTCCGGTACAATCTACCCTCTGCGCTTCCGGGGTTTCCTTGGTCTAAGCATTGAAATTGTATTGGGTCTAACGCTCTTTCACGCTCCAATTTTTCCCGGCTGTGCATACTCTCCCATAAAGCCGCCCCCGGTTCCCTTGGGTCAATCTCGTTTGGTTCCCCGGTTTTCAACGCTTCAAAGTTTATGCGAACCCATGCACCATCCGGAATATTTTTAATGCTGTCCCAACTTTTAATATCAATAATCTTTTCGCCTCCCTTTTCAATCTTACCAATCAAATCTTCTTCATGCCATCGGGTAAATACAATCAGTTCTTGCGATTTATTGTGCAAACGCTTTTTTACAACGGTCGTGTACCATTTCCACGCCGCATTGCGTACAATCGGGCTGTTACCCTCTGAATAATCTTTGTAAACGTCGTCCATAATCATAACGTCAACGGTCTTTGACGTCAACGCACCGCCACGACCTACAACACGCAACGAACCCTTATGCCCAACCATTTCTATAACGTCAGAATTTCGTAAATACGTGTTTGCCATCGTTACCACATTTGAACCATTCAAAAAGGTTTTCGGAAATATTTCCCGATATTTTGGGGTGTCAATTATTCTTTGTACGTCCCGGTTAAAATCCCTTGCAATTGTGGCGGCATACGAACCAATACAAATTTTTGTGTCCGGGTTCAATCCTAACATAAAAGCGGGTAATTTTCGGCTTGAACCCTCCGATTTTCCGTGCTGGGGCGGCATTTGCACAATCATTTTTTTTATTTCCCCGTGGGCGAACTTATCCAATAGCGTATAATAAACGACGTGGAACGGTTCCAAAACCAAATCCGGTTGCATGTACCGGGCAAAGTTTATCAGCCTATGGCGTGCCGCCGCTTTTACTATCTCGCCGGGGTTGTTTTTCAATGCTGCATACATTTTAAGCAATTGTTCTTTATCCATTTTGTTTAATTATTAAAAATAAACCATATATTTTTGTCTTACCCCCGTATTTTTTCTGACTTAAAAACCGTAAATCTTAAAAAACGACCAATTTATTGTTTCATTTTCCATTTGTCGCACGCTTTTTCCGAACGTATTATACTGCGATTTTCGACAAACGGGCATTTTAAACAAATTGGGTTCCCGTCCATATCCAAATTTGAATGGTCGTAATAATATTTACCCCAACCACAATTCCCGCACGTGTGTACGGGTTTCGGTTCATCTTTTTTCTTGATATTATTCTTTGTTGTTCGTACCATCGTCAATTACTCCTTTTTCTGCTAATTGTTTTTTATATTCTGCTGTTTGCAATTTATCGGCGACCGCAAACAACAAATCCTCCGGTATTGCGGCAACATCATATTTCGGCGCATCGCTATTTGTATTTTCTTTCAATCCCGGTATATCAACTTTTATTGGCGCATCAAATCCCAACATCTTTGCCCGGCGTTGCTGCACATTCAAAAGCAAATCCAAAAACCGGGGGTTTCCGGCGGACGTTTCCGTTGTGGTTTCCTCATACCCGTAATATTCCGGGTTGTCGCCATCCTCCAACACTTTACGGGGCTTTGCGTTCTGTCTGTTTTTCTCTCGCAATTTCCCGGTCTTTGAACGTTCCCACGCCTCCCACAATTCAACCTCCATTTTATCCAACTTTCGCAATTCCTGCGTAACGTAATCGTCTATATTTTCCATACGTTCACGTTTCCACTCAATTAGCAATTGTTGCATATCCCAATATACCATTTGTTTTGTTATGGTATAACCGACGCCACGCCGGGCGTTTCCCTCATTCAGTCTTTCCGAAATCTCCCTATACGTGTAACCACGTAAAAACAGATTTGAACAAAAAGCCAAATCAAACTCCCTTTGGTCTTTTGTTCGTTTGCACATTTTCGGGCGTCCGCCCCTTTGTCTTTTACTCGCTTCCATTTTTCAAACCTTTTTATAACAGCAAAACCATTTACTTTGCTTTCTTCTCAAACGTCGCTTTCCCTTTGCTTGTTATTTTCGGGGAATTTTCGTTTTAAGCGGGTTTTGTTTGTTACTTGATCTTTTATTGTCTTTTGTATTTTCGTCGCCCTACGGGGCTAATTTTGGCTTTCTTTCGTTTCTGTACCTAAACGGCAAAGCCCCGGTTATAATTCCGGGGCGTTTTTTATGCCTTATATATCTTGTTCCATGTATTTGCATGAATAATTATCTTTGACGGTTCCCCGTCCTTTTTTATGGTTCTTATATCATACGAAAAATATCCATAATCATTTGCATATATTTTTTCAATTATTCCGCTTCTGTTTAGGGTAAATATAACTTTTTCGCCTACCTTGAAAGGACAATTTGCAGCATTATAGCTTTCTACTGCTTTTTCCCTTTCTTTATCATTAAACTGCAAAGCCTTTTCCCTTATATGGTTTAATTTATCATCAGCGTAAAAAACGCATGTATGTGCCATGTCCGCCAAAAGATACGCCGTATTTGTAAGGAACAACGCTTTTTTTCTTAATTCTTCTTTTTCTTCGTTTGTCATAGTCTTTTGTTAAAACGGTTCTCAAAATATTTGTATTGTTCGGCGGTTTCCTGCTGCATATTACCGCAAACCGGGCTTTCCGGTTTGTTGTGTGGGTGTTTGCGCATAAATTCCGGGTTTTTCTCACGTCCTGCAATTTTAGTATATGCCATTTCCTGCAATTCTTTTTGGGAATATCCAAACAATGCTGCAATATGGAACAATACGGCGTTCAAATCTGCTAACTCGTCTATAATTTCCGACGTGTTTTCCGGTATTATTCCATTTACCAACATATCATCAGCAACAACAAACAATTCGTGGTATTCCTCTGTAAGTTTTAAAAATCTCATTTTAAAGTTTTTGCCGAAAAGTTTATTCATCTTTTCAAACAATCGCTTTTCGTCAAAGTTCAATCCGGCGGTATTGGCGTCTTTTTCTTCAAAATTAGCCATAAACGTTTGCATATCCATTTTGCCAAATTTTCCGTCCGGTGTCAATACAATAAAATTTCCCTCCGGTACGTCCAACATTACGCCGTTTTCGGTCGGGAATGAATAAACCGCCAAACCTCCGGGCGTTCTCGGAATCTGCATTATTCCGCCTCCGGTAAAAATCTGCAATTTTTCCCAATTATCACGCTTTACGGGTAATGCACGAACTTCTAAAAATCGGCGGCAATAAATATCCCCGGCGGTTTCGTCCGGCATACCTAAATTTGTGCGCAACTCATTTGGCAAATTTCCCGCCCCTTTTTCGTATTCAACAAAGAATATTGCACCACGCAAAAGGTTTTGTTCTTTAATCGTCTTTACGTCTTTTATTCTTTTTCCGTATCTGCCTTGAACTGCACATATTGCGGCTTCAATTATTCTTTCCTCTTTATCCGGGGCGTACATTTTAAGTTCAAAGTAATTTTCTTTCTCTGTAACTTCCGGTTCTGTTCCCGTTACATCTTCAATCATCAAAAACGTTTCCGCATCAAACGGAATAAAACTTCTTTTTTCCATATCCAATTAATAAACGGTTAATAATAAAACAATCAGTCCTCCGGAAATTGTGGCGTACAAATCTTTTTTATCAAATACGCCTCCGTGTTTTTTGTTGTAAACCTCACGCAATACCCCGGTTAAAATTACTGCTATCAATGCGATAATACGTGCATCATTCCCGGAATCCCGATAAATGAAACCAAACGCAAAACCAACATTACAACAATCATTCCCGCTATAATATGCAATAATTTATCGTGCGGGATTGATACTATTAATTGAAATATCTTTTTCATCGCTTTTTTCTGTTATGTTATACAATTTTCTGAAATATATTACTTTGTTATCGCTCCGGCTTGTTCTGTAACATTTAAGCCCAACCGCCGGACAATCGTCTTTATGGATAACGCAACATGCGCATCTACTCAAACATACAAATTTGCCAACCTTTTCAATCAGTTTATCAGACGGTTTAACCCATCTTTCCGCAATTATTACCATACCCCGGTAAACTGCACGTTCGCCGGGGTTATATTCACGCCCGGGGTCAAACGGTTGTGGTTTCTTTATTCTCATTTTCTATCGAACTAACCAACAAATCCAAATTTTCCTCTGTTCCGGTAATTGAAATTCTTGCTTTCCCTGCTCCCATTACCGCCAATTCCGTAATTGTGCAATCATATTTGCCTGCGGATTTTTGAAACTTTGCCGCCTCATTTAATGGCAATATTTTTGTTATCTCTTTCATCGCTCACGTTTTTAGTATTTTACATTACAAAGTTAATAATTTCTTTTGGTTTTTATCCATATCAGCCGGAAACCAACGGAAAAACAAAGCAATTTAATTTCAATATCTAAATAAACGTCATGTCCTTTTACGCCCTCAACCATAACTCCGGGCGTCAAATAAAATTGCTTATACTTCCACAAACTTTGCAGATACAAATAAAACCCGATACGTCCAATATGGAATCCGATTGTTTTCATTTCTCTATCTGTTTTTTATCTGTTCCCAACTCTTTTTGTCAATTACCATTTTCCGGGGGTATTGTATTATTTCGCCCTTGGTATATACGAGATTATAGATACCCAATTGCCCCTTAATTGGCATTTCAACAACACGTCTTGGGTTGCGCATCATCCATCCGAAACCCTTTGTTATTTTTGCCCTCTTTTCCTTTGGAATCCGGGTGTTTTCCCAATCCTCCGGCGTAAACTCTTTTATCGGCTTCACGTCGTACAACTCAACCAATCCCAAAGTAACGCCGCTTTCCATTCCGGGATAAACCGGTTTTGCCGACGAACAAATAAGAACGTCGCCACGGTATGACGTTTTTTTGCTTCTAACTTCAATTGATTTTCGCCCGTAAACAACGCCGTTTTCGTCTTTGTATGCCGCCGTTACCAAATCATTTGCGTATGGCTGTTTGACGGTCAACGCACGCCAACGGTCGTGTTTTTCGGGGTCATATTCTTTGCTATTAAACTGCATAACTTTATTTTTTATCTTTCCCGGCGGGTTCCTTGTAATGGGCAAAACCAATTGGTCGTATCGGTTCCGGCTCCGGAACGGCTGCGTCCTCCTTATTGTATTCAAAAGAAACAATAACCGTTCGCCCCTTTGTCCGTGGCCCAATCAGCCGGGAACCCTCCGGGATTTGAATTTTAATTTCGTTCCTCATTCTCAAACTGGCAAATCATCTTTGTCTTGGTCGGGAATTGGCGGCGGCGGTGTTGGTGCGCCTCCCTGCTGCGTTGTTTGTCCGTCTTTCTTTGGCGACAACATCTCCATATTATACCCGTAAACTTCCGTAACGTATCTTTTTACGTCGTTGTTGTCCTCATAACTGCGGGTTCTTATTTTCCCCTCAATATAAAGTTTATTGCCCTTTTTTACATACTCTTTTACAATCTTTGCCAATCCATTTTGCAAAACAATATTGTGCCATTCGGTGCGCTCCGGTACTTCTGTACCATTTGCCGTTTTAAATGCTCTGTCAGTTGTCGCCAACGTGAATTGCGCAACCGAACCGCCGTTGTCGAAATCTTTATACTCCGGGTCTTTTCCGACGTTACCCATTAAAATAACTTTGTTTACACTCATAGAAATATAGCTTTAAAAATCCAACTTCCAATACTCCATAACGTCCAAATGTATGACGCAACCGTTAACGCCACGAACGTATAAAATACAATTTTATATCCGGTTTGTTTTTTGATTTTCATCTACTTAAATTTTACACCATCCAACAAATATTCTTTTTTCATATCCGACCATCCGGCGGCATGATTTATCGCTTTCCGGTCGTCGTCGTAAACAAATCCAACTATCCAACCGCCGACGTTTGATTGTTTTATTAGTCTTACCAATTTACCGACTAAAAAAGAACGGTATCGGTAATATGCTGAATTTTCACTAACAAACAAAACCCGTCTTTCTGCATTTATTTCGGGCGGATTTTCGATTTGCGGGCGTTTCTCCCTTTCCGGGTACCTTTGTACCCTTTTAAAATCATTTTGGATTGAACGGCGGGAAATTGCCCCGTAATCGGGTGTTCTTTTTTTCGTCCTCATATTTTCAAACTTCTGTATTCGTTTTTAATCAATTCAATAATCCGGACGTTGCCCGGATATATACGCATTTTCGTTTTATCCCCATTCTCCCAACATGAATGATGTTCAAAACATAGTATATTTATATTTCTTGCATCATGCGCCATTTCGGGAAACGCTCCACGGGTCAATATATGCGAACAATAAACGGCGGAATAATTCCGTAACGGCTTTAAACATTCTTCGCATCTGTGCGGCTTATGCTCCCAAACCCACCTAAAAAACCGTTGGTTGGCAACGGGAATGTCGCCACGTCCTAAAACGCAATTCCCGAACACTTCCCGTTGTAACTCAACACGCAACCGTATATCTAACCGAAAATTACGAATATCCAATAACGGTTCGTAACCACGTGCAACGCAATATTCATATTCGCAACGCTCGGTCAACAATATTGGCTCCATTACATATTGTCTGTATCGTCCGCCGGGCCTGCCATTTCCGGGAACATATCATTTTCATTTTCGTTGTCTGCATCATTTACATAAACTAACGGGTTGGGTTCCCCATCAGCCCCGAACAAATCCATTTGCGCCTTTTTGCCCTCAAACAGAAATTTGTAAACCTCGTTTTCAATATCGCAAACAATGTTTTCCAACTCTTCCTCAAAACCGAACGTTTCAACGTTATATTTCATTCGTGGGGTATTGATTGCTGTTTTCTGATTGTTTGATATGGTAAACAATCCGGTTAAAACGACGCCTACGTTATCATCTTGCCCGGACAAAGAAACGCCCCTAACCTCTATATTGTCCAAACATTCTTCCGCAAATTCGGCTGCAATATCTGTTTGTTTCTTTGTTGCTTTAAACTCCGGCGTTGCCATCATGGTTTTAAATGACGTTATGTTGAATACACGTCCCATAATCGGGCGCAAATCATTAAACAAATGACGCAAATCCGGGTGTATGTCTTTTGCACTCAATACATGGTATTTGTTCGTGTAACTCTCATTTCCGACAACTTCCGTTACTTCATAATGTACGTCTAACCCGCCATCTTTCAATAACTTTACTTTCGATAATGAAAACTTTTCCTTTGTAGGAATCGGCATAACATTTTGTTTTTTTTCTCTCATAATTTTTAATCTTTATTGTTTCCCGGTTCCTCCGGGTCGGTTTCTTCTTGGAAATACTCGCACGATTCATCATCAGCACAACGACCGGACAAACGACATACCGGATAATCCACGCAATCAATGCACATTTTTTTTTCGTTCATAATTTAAAAGTCTGTTTCATTTAACAATTTTGCAACCTTGTTTTCCGGCTCTGCATCCGGTGCAAATATCGGTTTCGGGTCGTGAACTAAAATTTCCCTTTTTACCTTTTTGGTCTTTGCGGGTTCCGGTTCCGGGTTAAACTTCAATTGTTCCGCCGGATATTCTTTTGGTTTCAGTTCTATAATACCATTTTCCACCAAAACCGGAATACAACGTTTGCAGGCTTTCACGTCCTCCAACGCATCATGCGCCGGGAATGTTTCGCCGGGGAAACACTTGTTGTAAAGTTCCTCCAATTTCGGATATTTGCCCGGACGTCCGTCTGCATACAATGCGCCAACAAATTTAATTGTTTTCATCATCGTATCAATTCGTTTGCCCTTAAACAATGCGTCCTCCGCTTTTGCGTCGTAATATTCACGACCCATAATGCGCAATATCATTGCTTTTACAATTGACGTATCAAAGTAAATGTTGTGTCCTACCAACAAACGGGCTTTTTCGCAATCCTCCAAAAATTCGCCTATAATATCAGCAAATGGGACGCCCTCGGCGTTTGCTCTCTCTGCTGTAATTCCGTGAACTTCTGTTGACGCTTCCGGTATTTCCCATCCCTCCGGCTTAATAATGTAGGAACGTTCCTTTTCGTTTACCGCCCATGCCAATTGCACAATATTTGGAAATTTCGCAAAATCAACGTCCCATTTTGCGCCCTTTGGGAGCAACCCGGTTGTTTCACAATCGAACGTCAAAACATCTTTCATAATGTCGTTTATCTCATTTCCTTTGCTGTCTTTCAATGTTACTTTTTTCATAATCAAATTTCATTTGGGTCTGCTATATATATATAATATTCTTCACTTGCAAGTTGTTTTAAAAATTCGATATGTTCTATCAATTCCGCATTGCTCAACTCTGCAATTGTCCGCAACCGGGTTTCATATTTCCCGGTGTTAATATCCGGGGTCTGCTCATACATAACCGGGGACAACTCACGCAAACGGCGTTCCGTCTGTTCCTCTGTCAGACGCTCCCCGGCTTCCCAAATTCCGGTTCTGAATGTTGGTACAACGTAATTGAAATAATAACCTTTCAAAGCCTCGGACGAACCGGGCGACGCTACAATAAAACGGGCGATTATGCGGCTACCTTTGTGCATTGCAAAGAATTGATTTAATTCGCCCATATACATTTGCAAACCGCCGTTGTTGTTAATCATCCCCGTTGCTGTTATCTCTCTTTTTTTCATTATCCAAACATTTAACAAACAATTCTGTACTATTGTCTTTCTTTTCTTGGTCAACCAATTGTTTCATTGTAATATTAAACGCTTCGCCGCCAACTTCCAATATAAACTTTCTTTCGCTGCTTGAATATCCCTGCAACTTCTTATCCATTGCATTTGCATACAATACCGTCATTTGTCCCGGTTCAAAAACTCCTCGTTCCTGCAAACGGTCTATCGGGTGCCGCTTCAATGGTGCGTCCGCCATCATTCCGGCTTTTCTGCGGGTGTTTTCCAAATCGGAAATAACCACTTTCAGATTATTATAAAAAGCGGGTGTTTTCAACATGTCCGCAATTGTCATTTCTTTAACTTCCATATTGTTTTGTTTAAGGGACGCCGGGGAACCGACGCCCCGGTTAATTACTCGCTTTCTGTGTATTCCTCAATAATCAAATCGTCCTGCCCTCTTTTAACTTCTTCAATGAATCCTTGGAACCCGTTTTTCTTGGCAATATCAATAATTGCTTGCAATCTCTTTTCGCCCAAACTTTCGCCCCTCGCAATGCGGAATACTTTCACGGTTGAGTTACTTGCTATAATCAGTTTTGCGGCAACCTCCATTATCTGCGAATCTGAAACCTTTCCGGCGACAAATGGGACGTCATTTAATACTAACCCATCATCACTAAACGAAAGCCCGGAAATCGGCAATTTCGCCGACGAAATAAGTTTTTCACGCTCGGCGGATAATTCCGCAATTTCTGAATCCATCTTTTCCGCTTCTGCTTTTTTGTCGTCTGCTTGTTTTTTCTTTGAAAGATAATCGGCAACCTTTGCAGCCTTTTTGTTGTGTTCCTCGGCTTCTTTCAATTGTTTTTCTGTATCGAAATTATTCGGGTTCAAAGCCTCATAATCTGTTAACCATTTTTCGGCACTTGCTATTTTTCCCTCATAATCTTTCTTTTCTTCTTCAACGACCGAAACGGTTTGTTTATACGTCTTTTCGGCTTCTTCCATTGCTTTCTTTGCCGCCTCAATTGCTTTATTGTATGAATCTTTGGCGGCTGCCAAACGTACCGGAATCTCTGCCAATCTCCCCTTTCTTTCTTCCATACGTAAACGCACGCCCTTTGCTTTCTCAACCAACTTTGCGTTTTCCTGCTGTTCTTTCATCAGTTCCGTAATGTCCTTTGGTTTGGCATACGTTTTCAAATCCTGCGTTGTCAATCCCTGCCCGGCTGCATCTGATATTGATTTGTAGGTTTTCAAATCTCGGTTTACTCCGGTACGTTCTGTTTTAAGCCCGGCAACGGTTGTATCAATTTCGGCAATCCTTGTTCTTACTTCTTCCGGCAACAAAGACTTTACAACCTCAATTTGCTTTCTGCGTCCCTCGGCGGTTTCCGACCAACGGGAAAATTCCACGGCGTCAAAATCTGTATAACCGAAAATCTTTTGCAACATAGAAACGTTATCACTTTTCATTCCGGTTGTCTTTGATTTAATTGATAACGTGCCACGTGGGTTTGCTTTTGTGAATTTCAATTCAACCTCGTATTCCTCTCCGTCGTCGCCGACAATCATTTTTGCAAAACCTTTGCTTTCTCCGTTCTTCAATACGTAGTCACGGTTCCCGGTCAACAAAGCCCCAATTGCTTTTAATACGGTTGATTTTCCCAACTCATTATCTCCGGTAATGAAATAAACGTTACCGTCGAAATCTGCGTTAAACTCTTTAATTACTTGGAAATTTACCAATTCTAATTTCTTAACTATCATTTTTGCTCTCGGTTTGTGCCGGGGTTTCCCCCGGCGGTTAATATTATTTTTTTGTTTCTCTCATTCTTTGGTATATCATTGTTTGCACCTTAACAAATGCGTCCCGGCTTTCTTTCGCTTCCTCAACCGTGCAATCAGCAATGAAATTTTCCAAACGCTTGTATAATTCGTTCAACTCTTTGTCGCTTATTGCGTGCCGGGTTGCTCCTACTTCATCTATAAACATATCAAAACACCATTTGTATTTCAGAAATCTTATATCCTAACTCTTTTGCAATTTCTATTGCACATTCAACGTTTTCTATTCCATCAAACATCAATGTTTTTGTTTGAAAATCTATGCCATAAAATGAAACTTCATTATTATGCGCATTAATACCGTTTTTGTGAATCTCTAATAACTTCATAGTTTTATAATTTATCCGGGAACCCGCCCGGTCGGTGTTTGTCGTACTCTGAAAGATTTTGGCTTTATCACTTCATTTAATCGGTTACCGAACCATCATTTAACCCTTTGTAGATACCGTTGCTTACTTTCTACTCTTACGAACTTAATCTTTCAACAGTCTTTTTGCATTTTGGTTAGACTGTGGGGTCTTTCGTTGTTTGACACTGCAAATATACACGTAATATTTTAACTACCAAAATTTTTTCTTTTTATTTTCAAAAAAAACAATAAACCCGGAACGTTATACATTCCGGGCATAAATCAAAATAGCCTCATTTGTTTATCTGTTATTTTAGCAACAATTGCATCAACTTCACTTTCTAAACGTTTACACGTTTCCAATATTTCCGGTCTGCGTTGGGCAAAATATCTGCGTTGATTATGACGCAATTGTTTTGTTAATTCAATAAAATAATCAAAGGCATATTCCCATTCATAACCGTATGCAATTGAAACTTTATGTTGGCAACATCTTGTTATTAAAGAATGGTCGTAACCATATTTTTTACATGCTTCATCAATACTTTCAAAATAACCTATCAATTCCCCGTTCTTAAACTGAAACAAAGGTTTTGAATGTAAACAACATTTGCCACGTTTCCCATAAAAAGGACAATTTTCTCCACTTTTAGATAATCCAATACGTTCTTTTGTTATTGGGTTATTATTATTTTCTTTTATAGTAACCCATCTTAAATTATCAACAGAATTATTTTTTCTATTTCCGTCTATATGGTCAACGCATGGTTTACCGTCCGGGTTTGGAATAAATGCCATTGCAACAAGTCTATGAACTAAACATGTGGTTACTTTCCCTCCAATACATAAATGAATGTGTTTATAACCGTATGTGTTTGTTTGCTGTTTCATCAACTTTCCATTTCTAAACACATTTCCGTTTCTATCAATTTCATATTCTTTAAAATCCGGAATACTTATTTTTTCCGGATTTTCGATTTGCGGGGCTTTTTCTTCTTCCATGTATATTTTATCCATTTTGAAATTAAAATCGCTCTACGTGGCTAAAACAAACGTTCGTGCATGTTGCTTGGTAAATTCTGACGCACCCAACCGGGGTCGTTGCGCAAAATGTATCGTCCAAAGTGCATTATCAACGTGGCGTCGGCGTTCCACAATGTCGGTTTCAATTCCGGGTACAAATTCCCGGCAACCTCTTTGTATCTGCGTTTTCGCTCGTTCTTTTCTTCTTTTTTTCGTGTCGTCTTTGCTCGCAACTTCAATTCGTTTTGCCATTTCATAGGGTGTACCATAACAAACGGAATGTCGCAAACTGAAATGATTGCTTTCAATTGCTCAAAGTTTGCCATCATCTTTTGTATTCGGTACAATTTACCCATATTTACGCCATCGGCACCCGGCGTTACATCATCCGGGCGCACGCTCAATTTTTCCAAAAAGACAATTGGCGAACAAATGGTTTTCAGATATTCCAAATAATTACGCAAATCTGTTAAATCCTTTGGCATTTGTATTGCCTTGATATTTTGATTTGGTCGCCATGTTACAATACCGCCATTGCTTCCCGGGTCAATTCCCACTACTGCTGAAATTCTTATATTTTTTTCCATATATAACCTCCCGCTTTTGTAAAATAACCTATTACGCCAATTATAAAGCAAACAATAAATAGTTCCATATTTAAAACTTCATGTAGTTATCAACTTGCATTTCCTCGGAAATCATCCGGTCAAATGCTTTTATAATCTCCTTTTTCCGGGCAACCTCAAACGCCGTAAAATCAATTTCCGGGCTTTCGGTTCCTTTTCGGCGAACTTGAAACGCTGTATATTGGTTTATCATTCCACGGGCTACACGCTGCATATACCGGGCAAACGCTTCTTTTCGGTCGTCCTCTTTAACTTGTACATCATCAGCCAACCCGCATTTTTGCAACCATTCATACAAAAACATATCATCAGTTAGCCCCAATATTAATTTCCCGGTGTATTTGTAGCAAAGGAAAATATAACGGTTCCGCCATTGTCTTTGTATCTCAAATCTCCGGATTTGCTCCGGCGAAATTTCATTGTTTTTTTCCGGTATAGCTTTGTATGCTTTGTCAATTACATCTGTCTGCTTTTGCTTGTATGCTTTCAGAATCTTTGCAAAGTAATCGGCGTTGAACTGTTGATAATGTTTTTTGTCCGGATTCCCTTGTTTATCTTTCGGCAAATATTCGTCTAACTCTCCGGTCGTCGCCAATTCAAAAGCCATCTTAATATCAGCCAACGTCATATCTGAGTAATAACGTTTCAGAATATCCAACAACCGGGATTGTATATAATTCCAATCATTTTCATTCTGTGGTATTATATAACCAACGTCTATTGCTATACGCTTAAACAGTAACGAAAGATTTTCAACTAATGTTGCATCGTCAATTTCCGCAATTGGTGTTTTTGTTGACGCTGCGAAAACATATTTTTCAACTGGGTTTAATGCTTTGGCAACCTCCGGCAATTGCACCATTCTACGGCGTACTTCAATGGATTTTGTTCCGGGCTTGGTATTATATATTTCTAACGCCGTATTTTCTTTTTTTTCAATTGCTCCCATATCAATCAAAATCATTGTTTAAATACTTCATCATATCCGCAATTTCTTTGCTGCTTTGCTGTTCTGTCTTTACGGAACGTTTCATTTTTTCCCATTTTTCGTATTTTTCGGGGGTTGAATCATATTCTAACGCCGCCCAACCTTTTGAAATGCTTTCTTTTATCAGAATCTGCGCAAATTCTTCCGGGTATTTACTCAAACCATTTAAGTTTGCTTGTATCGCTGAAAAACTCTTTTGCGACGTTCTCCATTTCGGTTGACACATCAAAATATAAAAGTTCCGTTTAAATTCATCGCTATCAAATGGGAATACAAGTTTTGCAAAGTAATTATCAACTTTATCAATTACTTGTTTTCTGACGTCCAACAATTCCGGGGTAAACCCATAAACAATACTTGCTTTAACTGTTTTTTCTTCGTTTGAAAAATCGGCTTGTGAAAATCCGTCCGGATTTTCTTTAGATGCTTTAGCATCTTTCTTTATATTATTATTTATATTATTATTT